AAGCCTGACCGGTCAGCTACCCGCGAGGGTGAGACCGTGGGAGCTCGTGAGATCTTGCGATCCACTCTCAGCGGTTAAGCCTATGCAGTTTTCAAGGTTCGGAAGGAGGATTTCTGTCCCTCCCTCTTGTTTATTATTCTAGTCTACTTTGATCGAAAAGCAGGGGATCAAAGTAGAAGAGAATCTATAGCCCACTTGTGACAATCCGTCACCGTCACAAGTAGTACAAAAATGGTACGGTTTCGCGAGCTTGTGAAAATGTACTACTTTGTACTTGTGCCACCTGGCAACTGTCACAAGGGGGAGGGGTAGCAATATCTAGTACATATGTACTGGCTCCTCACAACTTAAACATATTCTCGCCAACTAGCATTCGTGTACTAAAAAAGCCCCCCAATACGGGAGGCTCGCTGTCTTTGCCGTTGTTTGGCGCGTCAGTCGGTCTTATTTTCGATCTTGATCGTCAGATCCGGCGCTTGGATATTAACGACTTCAGTTGCTTCACCGATAACACGTCCAATGGAATCAAGAACCTGGCTCGCCGTTTGCAGTTGCCCTTTCTTCAGAGCCTGATGAAAGAGTTTGGTGCGCATGTGTTGAAGACGCGGAAGCATATTTTCGCGATCATTTTTCCAATCTTCTTCAACCATCTGCTTTACTTCATCCCAATCTCGCCATCCGGTCGCAAGTGAAATGCCTTCTTTCTCAGCATGGTCATAAACCAGTGCTCTAGCGGAAAGACCATCGAGTTGGCGACGATATAAGCGCCTCACTCGTTCGGCTTTAACTGCGTCAGGCGTTCTAAGTCCCATTTGCCACAAGATTACCGTTCCACAAATGATAACTGTTGCTGGAGCGTATGGACAGCAGGGGGGCAGGGGTCAGAAAGCTATGTATTGTGATAAGCATGAGTCAAAAATCCGACCCCATTCAACTTCGATGGGCGCAAGGCGAAGTATTTTCGTGCGAAAAACGATTCCGAGTATTAGTTGCCGGTCGTCGTTTCGGCAAATCGTACCTGTCTTGCGTTGAGTTGTTGCGTGGAGCGATCAATCGACCTGGGGAGACCTTTTTTTATTGTGCGCCAACGTATCGAATGGCGAAAGACATCGCTTGGCGCGCATTGAAGAAGCTTGTACCGAAGGTCTGGATCAAGAGTAAGAACGAAACGGACCTACGGATCGAGCTAATCAACGGTTCAATGATCGAATTAAAGGGAACCGAGAATGCAATGGCGTTAAGGGGCCGAAGTTTGAGTGGAGTGGTGTTGGATGAGGCTGCATTTATGGATGCAGAGGTGTGGTTTGAGGTAATACGACCAGCTTTAGCGGATAAGGAGGGCTGGGCATTATTTATTTCAACGCCTGATGGCACGGCTAGCTGGTTTTACGACTTGTGGTGTTATGTAGCGGAAGATCCAACAGAATTATGGGAGCGATGGAGTTATACAACGATTGACGGCGGAAATGTTAGTGCAAAGGAGGTCGAGGCAGCCCGAGCGCAACTTGACACTCGAACATTCCGGCAAGAATTTGAAGCAAGCTTCGAGAATTTAACTGGATTAGTTGCGGTGAGCTTTTCGGACGCCAATATTTCGGAGGAAGCCAGGGATATTGCGATTCAACCGTTGTTATTGGGAGTTGATTTTAACGTCGATCCAATGAGCGGAATTGTGGCAGTAAAGGATGGCCACACGCTTTATGTATTTGACGAGATCATGTTGACGGGTGGAGCGACCACGTGGGATTTTGCGGAGGAGGTTACACGTCGATATGGCGTGGAGCGAAGGATTATTGCGTGTCCAGACCCTACGGGCGGAGCAAGGAAGACCCAGGGTGTGGGTGTTACGGACCATGCAATTTTGCGGCGAAGTGGATTTACGGTGCAATCGCCCAAAGCACCATGGAAAATCCGGGACAAAATTACGTCAGTTAATACAGCGTTGATGGATGCGACGGGAGAGCGTCGTACAGTGATTCACCCACGATGCAAGAGCTTGATCAAATCATTGAGGACATTGACCTATTCTCCTGGAACAGGTTTGCCAAATAAGAATTTAGGAGTGGACCACGCTTTCGATGCGTTCGGATATTTAGTTTTACAACAGTTTAACTTAGCCAAACCCGAGACTATGGGCAATACTTCTCATCGGTTGTATTGAAGTGAAGCGAATAAAAAGAATGCCTTGCCCTGCTTGTGGGTCGGAGGAGACAAAAGTCGTGTCTACTTATACATCACAAGATGAGGATGTGGTGCGATTTCGTATTTGCGAAAAATGCGGCAAGAAGTTTAGGACGATACAGCAACCTGAAGACATCTTGTCTAACACAATAGTAGTTAAATACTATCCTCGGAAGAGCAAGGAGCATAAAGGTAAAAAGGTCATACTTGAGTGCGACCCGCAATTGGCCTAGAATAAGGAGACTTAAGGTCTTGATATGGCTTACGGTATGGCGGCCAAGAAAAAACCAGCAAAAAAGCGTGGTTTGTACGCCAATATCAAGGCAAAACGTGATCGAATCAAGGCGGGCTCTGGCGAAAAGATGCGTAAACCAGGCGATAAAGGCGCTCCAACCGCGAAAGCGTTTAAGAAAGCTGAGAAAACTGCAAAAAAATCGAGCCGCAAAGCGGCAGGAAGTCGAAAGTAATTGAAGATCTGGTCGTAGCTTGTCACGGTTAAGCAGTTAGACTGTTAGGCATAGAACCTTCCTATGTCTACCAATGGCTGTTATTCGAGGAGAAGAGGGCGCTGTTCAATTCGCCCCTACTGGTAGTGGCAACGCAACGATCGTTGGCACTCGTAGTTGGACGCTCAGCATCACAAAAGATGTGCTTGACACCACCAAGCAAGGCGATACTTTCCGTTCCAATATCGGAAGCATGATCTCTGGCTCTGGCACGGTTGAGCTTGTCTATGACCCTGATGCAACTGGTCAACCCACCTTTATTGAGGATATTGTTACGGCTGCTGATCCAGCAGACGCAACCTTTGAGTTGTTCACTAAAGGCACAACAAGCGGTACTGATTCAGTGAGTTTTGCTGGAATCATTACCAGCATGGATATTGGATCTACTGCTGGTGATCTTGTTATTGCAACCTGCAATTTCGTCACTAGCGGAACAATCACCAGCAATCTTGAATAAAGGTTGACCTGATGGTTGAATATCGCGGCGAACGCTTCGCTGGTTACAACAAACCTAAACGCACTCCGAGCCACCCAACAAAATCCCATGCCGTTTTGGTAAAGGAAGGTGAAACGGTTCGACTGATTCGATTCGGACAACAGGGAGTCAGTGGCTCACCGAAGCGTGAAGGGGAGTCTGCAACAGCAAAACGTCGTCGTGAATCGTTTAAGGCTCGCCACGCAGCCAACATCAAGCGTGGCAAGCTTTCCCCTGCTTACTGGGCCAATCGCGTGAAATGGTGACATGACTTACTCCGTTCCTGGCTCGGTACGCACACACCTCGTCAGCTCTTCTTATCTCGGAAGCGTTGACAGTCCATTTGTTCGCACCAAAGCGGTGATCGATCAAATGAAAGGCTGGGAGATTATGACAGCCGTGACAAACGGCACCGAATATCTACGCGAAAACAGCGAAACCTTCCTGCCACTTGAACCACGCGAGGACTATGCAGCTTATTTGGCGCGTGTCAACAGAGCTGTATTTTCACCGTATACACAGCGTCTGATCCGAGCAGCGGCTGGTTTGATCCTTCGCAAACCAATCAGTGTTGAAGGCGATCCATATTGGACTGAAGTCTTTAACAAGAATGTTGATGGTTGTGGATCAGATGTTGATGAGTATGCACGTCGTCAAGCTATTTGTGCTTTAACGTATGGACATTGCCATACTTTAGTTGATTTTCCAGCACCTACAGACGCAAGAACGCTTGCCGAAGAGAGAGCATTAAATCGTAGACCGTATTGGATTGAAGTCGAACCAAAAAACATTTATGGGTGGCGATTAGATCGCGACTCGAATTATGGCAGTTTAATTCAAGTACGAATTGCAGAAAAAGCAGTTGTGCCTGACGGTGATTTTGGTGAAAAAGTATACGATCAAGTTCGTGTCATTGAGCCAGGTCGTTACCGCATCTATCGACGAGACCAGCAAGAGCAACAGCTACAAGGCGGTGCTGCATATCCTAACTCGTTCGACCAAACCGCTACTGCTGGAGGGGAATACGAGATTGTTGAGCAAGGCATTTACGGTCTCGAAGACATTCCTTTGATAACAGTTTATGCAAATAAAATTGAAACAATGTGCAGTCGTCCACCGCTACTAGATATTGCATATCTAAACTTAGCCCATCTTCAACGCCAAGCTGACCTGATTCATAGTTTACACATTGCAAGCCAACCAATGTTAGTTATGGAGGGTTGGGACGATCAGACCAAAGACATGGCTATTAGCGTTAATTACGCAATGGCAACACAACCTGGCAACAAAGTTTATTACGTTGAGCCAGCATCTAGTGCATTTGAAGCTCAATCAGCTGAAGTGCAAGAGCTACAGCAACAAATGAGCAGCCTAGGAATTAGCACCCTTAGCCAGCAAAAGCATGTAGCCGAGTCTGCTGATGCTCGGCGTTTGGATCGTATCGACACCAACTCGATGCTGGCAATGGTTTCAATGGACTTGGAGTCTGGTCTTCAGAAGTCCTATAACTTGGCTGCAAATTATCTTGGTATTGAGCCACCTGAAGTCAAGATCAGCCGTGACTTTGATCTTCAGCGTTTGATTGGCCAAGACATTACGGCAATGGGTCAACTGCTTGAAAGCGAGGTTATTGACCGTGGTGAGTTCCGTGAAATGCTGGTTCAAGGCGAGATTTTACCTAAAGCAGCGGAATCAAGCGATGACGTTAAAGTAGGAGAGCAATAATTATTTAGACCCATGGCCAAGTCAATTGACAAGGTTTTGCAGTCAGATGGCTCTTACAAGTGGGAAATGGTTGACTCTTGGGATCCTGCATCCGAAAGAACGGCAACACCGCCTGCTGCACCCAAGGCTGCCGCAAAGCCAAAAACAACTAGAAAAGCAAAGTCTAGTAAAGTAGAAGAGTCTACTAATTCTTGATAATGGAAGAACAAGTCATCCAGGAAACACCCGTGGTGTCTCCTGAGCAACCTGTGGTTGCTGTTGAAGACGCTTCAGTTGTTGATACTTCTGCTGTGCAAGCTCAATATGAGCAACAGCTTGAGTCATTAAAAGCTCGTGCTTTGGAGGCTGAGGAAAAGTTCCAAGGCGTAAAGGGCAAGCTTGACGACGTTTACAAAAAACAAAAAGACGATCGTCGTAAAACGCTTGAAGATCAAGGTCAATGGAAAGACCTTTGGGAGGAAGCAAATCAAACCGGTCAAGAAAAGGATCAGCGCATTGCCGATCTGGAACGCCAACTGGTTGAGGAGCGAACCTCTAAAGAGACTGCTGCAATGCAGACTTCTGCGTTATCTGCGATTAGCCAAGCTGGAGCGGTGAATGCTGAGCAGCTTCTTCAGCTGATGCAAAAGAATTTGAAAAAGTCAGAGTCTGGCAAGGTTGTTGTGCTGGATGGCGGCATCGAGCAAGACATCAATGTTTATCTTGCGAAGTTGAAGAATCCTGGTTCTGGTTGGGAGCATCAGTTCAAACCAAGCAGTGCTTCTGGCATGGGAGCAAAGCCCAATTTGAATACTGCTAATGCTGCGGGTATCGCAAACCCTTGGGCAGAAGGTAGTATTAACTTAACAAGGCAAATGGCCTTGGACAATACCGACCCTGAACTTGCAGCAGTGCTCAGGCGAGAGGCCGGTAAGTAGTCCCCGTGGGACACCAATCCAAGTCCGTGACTTGATCCCCGCAAACTTTATCCCTAAATAAGAAATGGCTGCTCCATTTCAGAATTATTCCGGCGGTGTCCTACTCGCGGACATCGTCAAGAGGAATAACCTCAGCACCTATGTGTCTGAGGCCATCAAAGAGCGCAGCTTGTTCCTCAAGTCTGGCGCTGTTGTTCGTAACGCTCTTCTTGATGCACGAGAAGGCGGTACTCGCATCCAAGTCCCCGAGTTCAATCCTGTATCTCCAACAGAAGAGGTCATGGACGGGACAGCTACGTGGGGGACCAGCTCTGCTGGTTACTTGACGCCACAGAAGATCGGTACTGGCACGCAAATTGCTTCTATCGTTCACCGTGGTTTTGCTTACGCCGTGGATGACATTGCGATTTTGGCCGCTGGCGAAGATCCAATGCTTCACATCCGTAACCAGTTGGCAGATGCCATCAACAAGCTGAACAGCGCACGTCTGTTTGAGCAGTTGACTGGTTTGTTCCACACTGCTCTTAATGCTCACCGTCTTGAGAAGCAGCTTGCTGGTTCCGGCGCTACTGCTGAAGCCAACTATCTGACTGCTGCAACCGTTGCTGAAGCCCGCTCCAAGCTGGGTGAACGCGGTGAAGAGCTGGACATCTTGGTTGTTCACCCTTCCGTTGCTTACTACCTGTATCAGGTAGGAATGCTGACCTTCTCCACCTCTTCACTGGCTGCTTCTGGCGCGGTGACATGGGGTGGCGGTGGTGTTGGCATTGGTGCTCGTGAAGTTGGTGAGTTTGCTGGTTGTCGCGTCATCGTTGACTCACAAGTCAACATTAATGACCCAACAACAACTGGTAACCGCCAGGAGTTCCGTTGCTACATGCTGAAGTCTGGCACCATCCTTGAGGGTGTTCAGCAAGACCTCCGCATTGAGTCGGATCGCAACGTCCTCTCGAAGCAAGACGTTCTTTCCGTGGATTACCACACTGCTTATCACGTGATGGGCACCAAGTGGGGTTCTGCTTCGGACAACCCGACTAACGCAAACCTGCGTACCGGCAGCAACTGGTCTGCTACCTACGACATCGACCTCATCCCTGCGGTTGAGATCTTCGTCAATACTCCTTTGGATAACGGACTCAAGTCCTGATTCTGACGGAACAAAAGGCCCTACCATTAGGTGGGGCCACCTTCTTCTTTTTGCGCTATGGCTGCCACAATCAATGCCACTCTCAGCAGCGCGTCAGCGAACAGTTACGTGACGTTGGCTGAAGCCGACGCTTATTTTGAAACCGTTCCAAGCAGCACGCAGTGGGATAACAAGTCAGATGACAACAAGAACCGAGCTTTGATTTCAGCAACACGCTGGATCGACAGTCTGAATTTTTACGGTGATCGTTGCGATACGAGCCAAGCGTTGAGCTGGCCACGCAACAATTATCACGTTGATCGTGTTGAGCTGACTTGTAGTGCCATTCCGCCTGACATTAAGTACGCTGCTTATGAGCTGGCGCGTGCTTTAGCCAATGACACGGACTCAATTACAGGGACTACCGGCGATACGGGGTTATACGAAGAAGTCAAGCTTGGAGAGCTCGAAGTCAAGTACAACACTTCTAGCCAAGCTACTGGAACTGTCAATAACGTATTCGACGTTTACCCTTGGTTGCAGTCTTATCTTGGTGCTTATTGTCTTGGAGGTAGCGGTAGCTATCAAGTACGTGTGGTGAGGGGTTGAGATGGCTGGTCAACTTGACACTCTTTTCAAGAACGTTGCCAAATCAGTCGTAGCTGATTTAGGCAAGTCCCTTGATAACACTATTACTTACACGCGCAAAGTGTCTCCTGTCTATGACGTGGGCACTGGTGCGTTGACCACAACTGATACAGCTTATTCTTTTGACGCTCCATTAGAGTTTGTCGATTCACAAGAGCAAGAAGGCAGAGAGGAGCGTAAGGCAAGGTTGTACGTTACTCCCGACCAAATAGGAGACAACCAGCCAACTTTTGAGGACGCAGTGACCTTGAAGTATGCAGGCTCAAATAGAGTGGCTCAAATCACTGATATTCGCACCTACAAAGGTGATCAAGAGTACCTGTTTATTTTGTTGGTGCGGTTCTGATGGCTAAGAAGCGCGGTATCGGCAACATTGAGGGGGATCTGGAGCGTTTTATAAACATGTGTTACAACGATTTGATTCAAATAATTGTTGATGAATTACCTGACGTTAGTCCTAAGGATACAGGATTCTTTGCATCAAGCTGGAAGGCTTCAACGCAAAGACCTCAAGCTAGGGATGAGAGGAAAAATTTTGCTCCGTGGTCGAAATACAGGAGCTATGGATTAAAAAAAGACGTAAGACCTCGCCACAAAGTACCAACTTTTAACTATAAGAAGCAACCTACCGTTTACATAGGCAATACGGTTTTGTATGCAACCTCTGCGCTTGCTTCAAAGAATAGCAGCATACCTCAGTATGTCCAAGGCGAAGTGGGGCGTTTAGTTAAAGAAACTTTCCGCGAGCATAAGGCTGGAAGAATTTTTGCTCTTACCGGTCAGCGAGACGTTTCTCCTGTCGGTTACACAAGGTTTGGCGAAAATCCTCTTTAAGCTATGACACTCGTTAATGCCAGAGCTGCTTTTGAAAAAGCGGTAACCGATGCAGTCGCTGCCGCTGACGCTACGGTGCTAATGATTTACGACAACGTTGCTTATACCACTCCTGGCAAAACCAAAAAGTACATTTTGATGAGCATAAACTTTAATCGTTCAACGCTACAGAACCAAGGTGCGGCTCAGGACTACTACTCCGGTGTGATCCAATGCAATGTTTACGTTCCAAAGGCTGCTGGAACGTCTGTGTTGTCCGCGATTGGTGAGTCTGTTATTGACGGTCTGACTTCTGTAAACGCTTCTGGCTATACGGACACCTATAGCGTGGTTCCTAGAGTTTTAGACATTGTGGGGCCATCTGTTGTTGAAGCAGAAGATCGTTCTCACTTTATCGGGATTATTTCTTGTCAATTCACAGCAGTGGTGTAATGTACTAGAGCAAATGGTTTTAGTTCATGCGTGCTACTGAGCTGCTTCGGAACAAGTTTGGCGTCAGCCAGCTTTATAAGCACGAAGTCAAGGACGGTGATGATGTGGTGCTTGAGGTGTATTGGCATCCATTAACGATTGCTGAAAGAGAGTCAATCCAGAAAAAATCTGGAGACGAGTCCAACGACTTTGCTTTGGGCATGATGATTGAAAAGGCGTTAGACGCTGACGGTAATCGTATGTTCCAAGATGGTGAGCGTGCTGCTCTTCGCCGTGACGTTGAGGCTTCCGTCCTTCAGGACATCCAGCTAGCAATGCTTAGCTCTGGAGCGGAGAACAAAGTGGAGGAAGCGAAAGCAGACTTGAAAAGCAAATAACGACTGGCTTTTTATCTTTTTTTAGCGAAAGAGCTTGGTATGACGGTGGTTCAGCTTACTGAGCGCCTCACTCAAGAGGAGCTTGTGGGATGGGCTGCTTTTTTCGAGATCAAGTCAGAGCAAGAGGAGAGGTCAATTCAAAACGCTAAGTCGGGTCGTGGAGCACGAACGATGGGGTCACGGTAGACTGGAGCGCAAGACTCTACGTGCTCAGCCGTGGCCAATTACAACGTAGATATTGGCGTAAGCGTAAGGGCTCAGTCTCTCAACACTTTTAACGAAAAGTTAAAAGTTACCGAAAAAAGTATAGACAGGCTTCAAAATTTACTTAAAAAATTTAAAGCTACAGCTAGTTTCAGTGAGCTGTCTGGTGCTTTAAAAACAGCTAATAACAACGTAGATAATGCGATACGCGGAACAAAAACGTACGAAAAAGCTCTTCTAGAGGCTGCTAAGGCAGGAAGGCTGTTAAACAAAGAGTTAAGCGAAAGAGCGCGTATTCAGGCGCGATTAACTAATTCTGAATCAGGTTTTGGCGCGTTTAGCCGTCAGGCTGCCGGGCTTTCTGGGCGTCAACCGCGTACGCAGCCTCTTCGTGTCACACGTCAAAGACGTAGGGGCTTAAACCAATTTTCTTCGCCGATTGGGCCGTCACAGGCTCCAATGGCGGGGCCGCAGTTGCCGCCAAATTTTAATGCACAAATAAGAGCCGCTGTAACCGCTTCAAGGCAAGTTGAAGCTCAAGTAGAAAGAAACGCTCAGGCAAGCATTGAAGCCGCAAAAAAAGTATCTCAGATAGAGCTGGCGCTAGATAGAAAACTAGAAATGGCCGGGCTTAAACGAGAAATGAATATATTTAAAAACAAAGAAAAATTAGCAGTTCAAAGTTTTCAGAACGAAAAAAGACGAAACAAAGAGCAAGTAGCGGACTTTGACAAAAGGCTTAGACAAGCTACTACCGCAAGGAGCGCCGCTGGCAAGCAAAAAAGCAAAAGCCGCTCTGATCTTGCGCTTGGCATTGGCTTTACACTTTTGTTTGGCGGTGGCGCGGGCTCAATTGCCGGTGGTGCGTTAGGAGCCCTTGGAGGAGGGGGAATGGGCGGCCAAGTTCTTGGCAGTGCTATTGGCGGACAGCTTGATCAATTTGCTCAAAGAACAACAAGCTTTGCACAAGCCTTGAGGGGCGCAGGAGACGTAACTCAAGAGCTTGAAGGTTTTATAGGCGTATTAAATTCTGAGACTTCTCGTCGAATAAAAATTCTTCAAGAGTCTGGACAGACGGCTAAAGCAGCAAATGCTGCTTTCAAAGAGCTTAGTAAAACTATTGGCGTTGATAACGCAAAAGCTCTTGTTCAGGCTGGTAAAGACTTTGAGACTCTTGGCAATAAGACTACTCAGTTTTTCACAATTCTTGGAGCATCAATCGCAAGTCTTTTTCAGGAGGCTTTTTATCTTAACCTGAGAGATCCGTTGTCAGGCGTGCCAGCGGCAAGCCCAGAGCTTTTAGATAGGCGCAGGCAAGCAGGTGAAAGCTTGGGTATATCCCGACTAGAGACGGCGGCTGTTCGGGCTGGCGGAACTGGCAATCTAGAAAAAGAAGCTGAGGCAGACAAAGCAAATATAAGGCAAAAAAAGTTAAACGATTTAAGCAAATTTGGAAGGGACGTCGAAGAAGGAAAGTTAGATATTGTTGAAGATCATAACGTAAAATTAAAAATACTAGAGGACGCAAAGCGAAGTATTTTGCAAATAGATTTAGCTTTACTTGATGCTACTAGACAAGCAGAGAAAGAGGCTGAGCGCTTAGCCGAGCAGAAGAAACGCAAGCAAGAAGCAAAAAGAAAGCAAGAAATGCGGGAAATGAGACAACTTCAAGAAGGAATTTTTAAAGAAGACCTAAAGCAGCTGCAAATACAGTCCAAGATTAATCAACTTAATCAAAGTGACCTTGAGGCAATAGAAACCCAAAAGCAAGAGCTTGAGTTGGTGTTAAATGCCAGAATAGATCAAGTAAAACTTTCTGGAGAAGACTTAAGTCTTCAAAAAGAAAAAATTGATACTTTAATGCTTGAAGCTTCTTTGCGGCTTGAGGGTTTAGATCAACTTGAAGAACAAATTAAATTAACTGAACAACTTAATAATTTATCAGCAGCAGCTGGATTTGATGTAGCTGGCGTAGCGAACAACATAGCCCCGTTCCAGAGGGGCATGGGAACGGAGGGCAGTCCTGTTTCTTTTGAAAAGGGAGCGGAGCTTGCGCCTTTAATTGAGCAAGAACTTCAACTTGACAAGATTCTTGAGAAGTATCCAATGATTGGCGAAGCAGCACAAGCAGCAGCCGGAATGGTCACGCTTGGCGTCAACGAGATGATTAATGGAACGAAAAGTGCAGAAGAAGTCTTCTCTGAGTTTTTGAAGAGCGTTGGTGACATGTTGATAAAAACAGCTCAGCAAATGATTGCTCAGTACATTGCTATAGGCATTGCCAAAGCTTTTGCTGGCTTACTAGGGGGATCGTCTTCTCCAGGTATTAGCGAGTTTGGGGGGAGTTTTGGAGCGTTTAGCCCAGGTGCCAGTTTTAATGTGCCAGCTTTGCCTTTCGCTGAAGGCGGTTACGTTACCGGCCCAACCAACGCTGTAATCGGAGAAGGTGGCGAACCTGAGTACGTCATCCCAGAATCCAAAATGCGTGAAAGCATGGGACGTTATTCCAGGGGTTCACGCGGTGACTCTGTTATTCCTGCAAGCGGTGGAGGCGGTGACGCATCTGGCGGTGGAACGGCAACACTGGCACCAATTGACGTGCGCTATAGCGTGGAACGCATCAACTCTGTCGATTACGTCACTGCCGATCAGTTCCAAGCTGGAATGCGAGAAGCAGCCAGCAGCGGCGCAAAACAAGGCGAACAACGTGCTTTGTCTACGCTGAGGCAGAACACGACGCAGCGTAGAAGGATTGGAATCTAATGTCTGACTCAACGCTTGCCTTTGCTCATTATTTGAGCTTGCGACCGCCTGGAAGCGGAAGCGGTTATTCGTTCCAAAACTATTGGGTGAATGAGGATGCCCCATTCTTTAATGTAGACACAGGAGCAAGAGTTGAATTTGCGTTTTTACCGTTTGCGTTCTCTGGGGCAACAGTGACTAAGGCTGGAGACAATCAGCCTGCGTCTATTGCTTTTCCCAACAACGATCTAAGCCGTCCCTTTGCAACGATTGCTGTTCAGGATCAATACATCGCAAACGTTAGAACTGTTTTGATCAACCCAGACAACAGGGAGGATTACACGTTGATCAGCCGTTACGTCGGGCAGATTGTATCTGCGAAATGGTCGTCAATAGCTTTAACGCTTGAGCTTGCTTCAGTGTTTGATGCTGTTGGATCTGACGTTCCACGCAAGCGTTTAAATCGTCAGCTAGTGGGCAGTTTGCCTCTCACCAGCCGAGTCAGAGTGTCTTGACTGATCTTATTGATTTGATTGGGCGGCCTTACCGTCTTGGCGCTGATGGAACGGAGAAAGACGGGGCGATTGACTGCATTCATCTGGTTTACATAGCCTTGGATCGTCTGGGCATTGAGACCCCGCAGTTCAAGGAGTCTTGGTACGGGCAAACAGTTAGGCAGTTTGGGCGTGATCTGTTGCGGTGGGGAGATCGAGTTGACCGGCCTCAGTATGATGGTGACGTGCTATTGCTAAGCGAAGGCAGTCCTGTCTTTGCGGTCTTTTGGAACAAAGGATGTCTCTACATAAATCTGCATCTGAACGCGGTGGCATGGTGCCGTATAGGCACAGAGTCATTCAGCCACTGCTTCCGTATGAAAAGCGTTTAATAAATGCTCTTGGTTGCAGTGAGGAAGAGTACCGTCATTTTTCAGCAGAAGTAGAGCGTAAAAGCAAAGAAAGACCTGAAGAATACGCGCATATCCCTGATATTCAAAACGGCCCAGCGGCTGTCCCAATTCTGATCAGTCTCGTTATTGGCGTTGTTTCGACAGCAGCATCTTACTTGTTGGCACCTAAGCCAAAGATGCCAGACGAACCAGCGGAAATTAGGCGTCGTCAACTTGGCAGCCAGTCTGGGCGTACTATCTTTTCGCCTAGCTTTGGTTTCGATTCAGCGCAAGAGCTTGCATCTTATGGAAATGTTGTTCCTATCGTCTTTACTCGTAGAGAAGAAGAGTACGAAACAGG